AGAATAATAAGTTAATAGAAAGACCACGAATAGAGGAGCCTGATGTGGCTGCCGCTATAATCTTACTATTGTTTGAAAATTCTAATGAACCTTTGTTTAAGGCTTTTGTGCCGGGTTGTAAGAAAAATGGTAAATTCTCTAACATAAGAGTAATACGCGCAAGCATCTCACGTGCCGTCGCACCTTTGTTAGCTAGTACAGCCACTGTTTTTTCTGAGTGAAATAAAACAAACCATAGAATATATGCAACAGATGATATAGACTTACCGGACTGGCGACAAGCCAATACGATATTAAATCTATGCTCGTTGAAATATTTAAACATTTGTTCTTGATATGGATATAGATCGAAGTCAACTAAGCCTTCGTCAAGAGATATAACTTTACAATATACTCTTGCAAAGTGTACTGGATCTTGCATACACTTTTGATATTCTAGTATTTCTACTTGGGACCATGAAGTGACAATGCCGTCACGCTTTACATTGGAGTTCCCTAAATATCCATCATTCATCTTTTAATCGAGGCGTTAAATCTATTACGTTGCTAGCAGGCTTTTCGATCTTATCTACGTCCTGTAACATTCTTTGTAAATCAGTTGTAGAACCAATAAACAAATTATTATTTGTTGTGCCTTCGGCTTTCATAGGTATATCATCATTTTTTTTAATATCTTTGTTTTTCTTATTCAGGTCCATGAGCTTATCATTTACATCACCGACATTCTTAATCATACCTGATAAGACTTCTATAGCGCGAGGATGCTCAGACTGCTGAGCAATCTCAATAGCTAAGTCTAAAGCATCTTTGCCTTTCTCTATTAACTCATAATAAGTCTGTCGAGAATATTCATAGTCGTTTGCAATTTTATCGCTATCCATAATTCACCTATAAACTGCTATCACCAATGTATGTAGTATTATAACCTGGAAATAATGGATCATCAGGAGTTCTACTAAAGAATTTTGGTGTATATTCTACACTAAATCCAAATCCAGCAGAATCTGTACTATTTAAATCATAATTAACAATAGACTTTTGTATAACACTTTTACCAGCATCGATCGGACCATAAAAAGCAGTCTTCATTTCAAAGTCTAGTACATATTGTATAACACTTCTCTGTTCTATCGGACCCTCAAAATCTGCAAGATATGAAACACCTTGTAATGTAAGAGGTATATCTTCTAGTATATCTGTATATTGAGAAAAAGGTTTCATAGTTACTGTATATTGTGGACTAAAAAACGGCAATATTTGTTCTACTAATTGTAATGCATCGTCTTGTGATTTTGCATATATGGTAAGTGAAAAAGTTATATTATAAGGTACTGCTCTTGTAACAACATCTTTTTTTGAACCATGGTCATCAATAGTATTATTATGAAAAGTTTTATTTAATTTCTGTAGCTGTCTTGTATCATCATAAATATATGATGTAATCTCAAAAGACATACGAGGTAATTTTAGAGCAACAGATTCATCTCTTTGTATATCTGCTAATCCTTGAATACGTTCGATATACTTATCACGTGGAGCATAAGCTAATGGTACTCGAACTGTACTAATTACAGAACCAGCTTTATCCTTACGGATCACATACAAGTTAGTAAATAGAGAACCGAATGCGGCTACGCATTTTCTAACTTTCTGATGATAAAAGTGTGGACCGAACATTTCTTATCCTATTTGTTTATGATACTCATAATTTCTGGGCTTACGATATTATCTTTACCAAAAATTCTCTGAGTCGTTTTATCTGTTTCTTTATAATATTTGTCTGCCATTTCATCTAAAAAATCTTCAAGGTGATTTGAGTGTGGTATCTCTTTATTTGCAATCATATCGCTTACAGTCTTAATATAACGTTGTACCTCTGTAAGTCCGACTTGAGGATGTACACCGTATTGTTGCATGTATTCTATTGTTGCCGTACTTGCTCTTCCGCCATCCATTAGATTACGATACATCAATTCAAATCCACGTCGAACGTGATGCCTTTTTTCAGATTCTTCAAACTCCTCTTCTGACCAATCAGTCACTCCATGATTTTCTTTTAAATTATTATACGCGTTAATCAGCGTAGCAATATCTTTAAAAGAACCGTTTATTTTACTTTCCATCATTTCTATGCCAACAAAAGCTGCACGTAATTTTGCACTTATAACATTATTATCCGGATCATTGAATAGTTTATCTTGTAGCTTCTCAATGTTTCTCAATGCTTTAGCATGGCTCACTTGTGCTTCAGCCAATGCCATCTTACGTTTCTCAGTTTCTGCCAATACTTGTCGCATCATTCTCATAGGCGAATGACCGTTAAGCATTGTAAGACTCATCATTGCCAAAGTTGATTGAGAATTATTCCTATCAAAGAATTTAGTTTTCTCATCTAACTCAGGCAGATATTCATTCACTAGAGCAACTGCTTGCGGATTGATCTTACTCTTAGATACAGGAGTAATACCAAATGTCACTGGATCAGTTGCTTTTAATTCTGTATTCGTTTTCTTAACGATTTCACTCATAATAAATCCTTGTTATAATATACTATTTATCCTCCACCAGATGTGGCATCTAATCTATATCTTCCACCAGCTGATAGTGTTCCAAAGGTGCTAGCAATTGCGTTAGTGCTCATATTAAAATTTTCTATATTATTATACATTTGCGAAGCATATCCACCACCTATAACTGCATGAGTAGGATTATTTGCTGCAGCAAGAGAATACTTAGTTGCACTTAGACTAGCAACGTTAGTTCCAGTTCCACCTGTTGTAATAGAATGTCTATCTATATGATCGATGTACGTTGGACTATTGCCATTAATACCACCAGCAGTAAAAGAATAATTTGTATCTGAAAAGCCTGCAGAATATGCTCGACCATAACCATTTGAGAAACTTCCAAAACTAGACGAAGATCCTGTAGTTTGTATAGTTATTCTTTCAAAATAGCCAACGTATTGTGTATCTGAAGTTCTTACACCACCACTCCAACAACCGTAAGTATTGTCACCGCTACTTGCAGATCCTGCAACTGCCCAGCCCCAACCTAAACTACCAAATGAAGTAGAGGAACTTGTTGTATTAATTGTAACATAATCCATTCTTTCTCTATAATACCAGGTACCGCCACTATATGAAGCCCCACCTCCAATTACGCCTCTCGTCAAATCTGCAACTGCACCACAGAATGCTTTTCCGGTATCATTCGTACCAAACGATGCTCCATTGCCTGGAGTAGAAGGATTTACGTATTCCATACTACTTGTATAGGTGTTAGTAGTATTTATTTCACCGTTTGCAAATATAGTCCTTCCAGAATTACCAAAAGATGTATGACCACCTCTAACATCAACTGTCATATCTCCAAAGTCTGTTGTAGCACCGCCAGTCGGTATTGCCATATATTCAATAGTATTAGTACCGCCGCTACTTTGTGTACCACCAGAAAAAAGCGCTCTATTAAATGTAGCTGGCGGAGCAATACCCGTAACACTTATTTCATTACCCATACTTAATCCGTGTGCTGTACAATAATAGTGTAAAATAGACGGACCATTAGAGTCTGGAGTAAATGTAACTGTTGAACCAGCTTGTCCTTGTGTTCCACTTATAACAACTCCTGTTGTATATTCAGTAGATCCACTATCAGATGTAAATCTAAATGGATGTGTTAAATTACTAGAATCACTAACATCAAATGTATAAGCTGTGCCAGCGGCCATCTGTAATTTTGGTCTATTAATTATTGCCATATCTTATTCCTATGCTGCATTTCCAGAATTCCCTGTACCGCCATAATGCTGAACAGTTAAATCACCAAAATCAGTTGCATTATTACCAGGCGTAGTCATAGACATTGCGTATATAGTATTACTATATACATCTGCGTCTTGATAAGTTGAATAATCCCTACTACCACCAGCAACAAATGCTGTATCCGCATTACCAGTACCAGCAGCTCTATCTCTATTATGTGCAAGAGTACTACCCCAATCAGTAGCATTACCTGGTGTCGCTATAGTAACATATTCTATAAGATTTATTTCATCCCATGCGCTATTTGTATATCCGTGACCTCCAAATGTAATACCATACGTAGTGTTACCATGAGCAGTCAACGCCCTATCTCTATAAACAGTGGTTGAACCAAATGATGTTGCATTACCTAATGTAGCGGCTGTTACATATTCGTAATCATTACCATCTGCAGAGTTCCAAACACATTTTACTCCATCCGAAAACCCAGCATTAGATTTTCTTTGACCTGGAAAGTCACCAAAATCCTGAGCATTGCCTGTCGTATCTATAGTTACATAATCTATTTGTGATGTATTGCCACCGTTACCACCGTTAATTAAAGCTTTAGTTCCATCGGATGCACCAGCTTTATCATATGCAGCAGTAGAAAGAGTACCAAAAAGTGCAGTATTACTAGATGTTGCACAAGTAAAATATTGTATAGCATCATTTGTCGCTTGATATCCATAACCCCCAGCTATTAAGGCTCTTGTACCGTTAGACATATTACCGGCCATATAACTAGCAAAGCTATTACTACTACCTGAATAGTAAGAGTTAACGTAGCCAGCACTTAAAGTACCAAAATTTGAAGCATTACCGGGAGTAGTTGTATCAAAATATTGTGTATAAAGATATGAAGTATTTAGACTACCAGTAGTAGAATTATATTGTGCAGGACTTTGTGACCCACCAGATACAAATGCTCTAGTACCACCATTATTAAATGGAGGAATATCTTGTTCTAATCTGAATATATTACCTTCTCCGGTATTTCCATATACTACACCAGTTCCAACATAAGTTTTATAACTAGTATAAGTTAAAGTTAAATTATTTTCACTATCGATCCAAGGTCCACCATCTACAATTACAATATGATTTCCCATACCCAGACCATGAGTACCACAATAATAATTCATATTAGCAGGAGCAGTACTATCTACGGCAAATGTAATTGTAGCACCAGCCTGGCCTTGAGTACCAGAAAGCGAAACACCAGTTGTATATTCTGATGTACCACTATCAGCTGTCAACTTGAAAGGATGAGTGGCTAAAGCAGCATTGCTCACATCAAATGTGTAACTCTTTTTTCTTTCAAGTTTTAGTCTTGGTCTTTTAATTGCCATATCTTATTCCCTACGCCGCATTTCCAGATACTGCTCCACCATAAGCGCGACCTGATGTTATATCGCCAATTGCTGTAGCATTTCCACTTGTAGCAAATGACCACCTATCTATTCTGTCATACAAAGATCCACCTGCATCTGCTGGAGTTTGACCGCCTCCAGCTGTTCCGTAATCTGCATTTCCTGTTACTGACAAACCTTGTCTTTCAAGAGCTAAGTCGCCCCAATCAGTTGCGTTACCTAAAGTGCTTAAATCAACTGCATCCATTTGATCTCCTTGGCCTGAAATTTCTCCGCCAACAAATGTTGCTCTTGTTGCGTTGCCTGTACCTCCTAAAAATCTCCTAGCTACTACTAAGTCACCAAAATCTATTGCATTTGCTGTTGTTTGAATGGTTACATAATCTATGTTGTTGATAGCGGCGGGTGACTGTCCGCCAGCTATTGCACCACGTGTACCGTTACTTGCACCAGCACTGTGTTCTCTCGATTGTGCTAAGTTGCCAAAGTTAGTTCCATTGCTTGTGGTAGCAATAGTAATATATTCAATACCATTCCATCCTTGACCAACATCACTAGGTGGATTTGCACCGCCTGCTATAATACCACGTGTATTATCACTCGTATTACCGGTACCAAAGTTATTACGTGTCATATCGCCAAAGTCTATTGCATTTCCTAATGTAGACGTAGTTATATATTGAATTACATTAGTATTGCTGTTACCGCCTGTGAATATACCTCTACTACCGTTTGATATACCACCTGAACTATAATGTCCTCCTCCTATAGTATCTCCAAAATCTGCAGCATTAACATTCGTACCATTAGTTATATCCCAATAATCCATTTGTACGTTATCTGAATGGGTACTAATCGCCCTATCTCCGTACCAAACGCCTGATCCAGATGAAGAAGAATAATTACTTGGTATAGTAAATAAGTAAAAGTATGTACTGTTAGTTAAACCTTGCGCATCTACATCAAATAGCCAAACTCTGTAATCTGTATTTGTATCAAGAAATGTAGATATACCACCTGAAATAGTAAACACTTTAGCGGGTGAAGCAACGGTAATAGTATCTCCTACTTGTAAAGTATTTAATGCGTTTCTAAGATTTGTTGCTGCTGTACTTTGTGACTGTCCACCAACAACTTGCTGTCTAATGTATATTTGTGGATTACTTGTCGTACTATCTGTTGGATTTCTCCATTGTCCGTGAGTAATAGACGATCCGGATACGCTTTCACCACCAGAATAAGTAACTGCAGATGTTCCAATTATTTTCATTTTCTGGCCCATGTTAATTCCATGAGTACTACAATAATACATTAAGTTATCAGGTGCATCACCAGGTACAGCAAATGTAGTTTTAGCTCCAGCTTGGCCTGGTGTACCTGTAGCTGTTACGCCTGAAGTATATTCACTTACGCCACTATCAGCTGTAAATCTTAATGGATGACCGGCATTAGTTGTATCGCTCTGATCAATAACATAAGTCTTGCCTCTAATAAATTTTAATTTAGGTCGTACAATCGCCATCTCTTATTCCTCTAATGCAAACACTTTACCGTAACCACCGCCATATCCTTGGTCAGAATCAAGAGTTACGATAAATGAGCTATCAGTTAACATTGAACCATCGCTTTCACCTGAATCAAGATAACCTTCATTAATTGCCATATAAAAAACATTTCCTTGTGGACCCGAATATAGCTTACCAGTATTAACAGTTGCTATCAATTGGGTAGCATATGATCTAAAAAACGATCCGTCGCTTTCAGCTACTGAGGCACTATCGCCAAATGGCACAGATGCACTATCACCTGGTTGTAGAGCACCAACAGTCGGTGAAGATGCATTAGATGTATTTAATATATAATTACCTTCTGGAATACCTATATTAGCGTATCCAGTACCAGATAATGTTAAAGTATCACTATCATTTTGTGGCGTATATGTAATTTGCATCGCATTTGTTACAGAAGAATCAGTGTGCGTACTCAATGATAGACCTGGTACAGATAAATTTCTTATGCCTTCAACATAATTTCCATCATTACTATCTGCATTAAATTGATAACCTATACTATTACCAACAACTCTATAACTTTTCTTGGCTTTTACAAATGGTGGATCGCTAACCGTTCCCTTAATAACTATATTAGTAGCAGGAGCGGCCGCTGCATTAGCTGCCGCAGTTTCTTCTAAGGCTTGAGTCGCTGCTTCAGGTTCTCCGAATGGATTAGTCTCTGTAAAATCTAGAAAGTCTTGCGCTTGATCATCAAACTCAGATGATGCATCACCATTAATTACAGGATTTGTAACCTTAGTTATTTTTCTTGATGCACCAGAATTAGATCCAGTAATAGTTAAGCCAGTACTAGGTTCTGTAAAATCCCCAGTAGAATTTGCTACGTGTATTAAACTTAACGTTTGACTACTATCAATAAATTCAGCTACTTCACCGGTTACAACTGCACCAGTAGAATTTGCTTGAATTGTAACATCTTCACCACGTTCAAAACTAGTATTAGCAAATGGCGCAGCAATTTTTACATTCGGTGGATTAGATGAATCATAAAAGTTACCACTATCTAAAACATTTACTTTCGTAACAGTACCAGTTGCCGAGTCAAAATCTAAACTTACTTGAGCAGAGAATAATGATTTTTCATCAGTTGATTTAGGTATTATAATTGTAGGTGGACTAGAATACCCTGAACCTGCATTAATAATATTTACACTAGTAACTTCGCCACCACTAATAATAGCTGTAGCTGTAGCTTGCGTACCACCAGAATCAGGCGCGCTTAGAGTAATATTTGGAGTTGTAGCGTAAAAATTACCACCACTATCTAAAGCAACAGCATTAACTGCACCACCAGATATGGTTGCTGTAGCTTGTGCCTCTTGCTTAGGTGCAGCCGGAGGATCTACTGTTATAGCCGGTGGTGCAGTATACTCACTACCAACATTCGTCACACTAGCTCGACGCATTCTTTTCCATCTATGACTCATTAGTCAAGCTCCACTTTCGTCGTAGCTGTAATACCCTGTGTCAGAGTTAAG